ATTAATCTCGCGAATGTTTTTTTATTAATTCTAAAAGAAAAAAAATATAGAACTCTATTTAAAGATATACTAATATTGGAAAGTAATTTTGATTTAGTGAAATTATTTTTACAACATGATCCTTACTTATATAAAAGTAAGTACATTACAAAGTATCTTAAAAAGCATTCTATATCTTTATGAGCGAGTTATCGGTTTACGAAAAAAACATTTACAATACCTACCTTAAAATAAGCCGACGTGGTAAGGGATTTAAATATCGCAAAAACTTCGACAACCTTTCTGACGAAAACTTTACTTACATTAAAAAGATAAGTCATATTTTATCTAATAAAAAAATTGACCCTTTTATGTATTTTACGGCTCCGTATGAGTTATATTCAGAAGAATATATCAACTTAAAATTCTTTACTACATTTAACGCTATAAGTTCTTATAAAAAATATCTAGAGAATTTACAACTTACAGAACCTGACCATTCATACAACTTGACTCAACTACGAAACAGCTTTAAACATATCTATCAGGTCTGCTTTGATAATAACCTTTCTAGCTGCAAAGATTATCTTGAATTACATAAAGGGCTATATCCGCAATATATCTTAGATCTTAAAGATGGTCATATTTGTTACTATTCTTTACTAAGTTTAGATTTATGTGAAAAAAATATCCAGCTAGAGAAAAATACAGTTGAATTTGTATGTAAAAACTTTTATAATCTCTTGAGCAGTTTGAGATCGAGACTCGTCTTCTCGAAGAAAATCAAACCGTTGAGTATAAAACTAATAAAAACTATAAACAAAATATTAATAACAAATGACAAATAGTATGTTTGCATCAATTAAGGACTCGTTAGCTAAGCCGACGCAGTCAAGTAGTTCAACCAGTAATATTATGCGGTTGAAGACAGGTAATACCTATACGGTAAGGTTACTACCTTACACTCCAGAGCCTAGTAAGACATTTTTTCATTACTTTTCTCATGGCTGGGTAAGTGAAGCAACTGGGCAATTTCAGAGCGCCATTAGTCCTCAGACTTGGGGTGAACGTGATCCGATTGCCGAAGCGCGATTCCGTATCATGAGAACTGGTACTGAAGAAGAGAAGGAAAAAGCTAAGGCTCTTACTCGTAGGGAGCAATGGTTGATTAATGTCTACGTAGTAAAAGATCCTGAGAACCCTGAGAATGAAGGTAAGGTCAAGATCCTTCGATTCGGTAAGCAGCTACATAAGATTATTATGGAGGCGATTGAAGGTGATGACGCAGAAGAGTTTGGTGAAAAGATCTTCTCTTATCCTGAGGGTTGTAATCTACGTGTTAAGGTAGAAGAGCAAGGTGGTTATCCGAGTTATGTTACTTCGAGGTTTGCGAGCCCATCAGAGATCTCTGGTGTTACTAGTGATAATGTTGGATCTATTTATGAGCAAGCTTTTGAGCTTGATAAGGTATATCCAGTTAAGTCCTACGACGAGCTTGTTACTATGTTGAACGAGCATTACTACGGTAAAGACGGTGAGTCGACTCCTGAACCTGTTAAAGCAACTCCAGCCGCTACAAGTTCTGCAATCGATGATGACGATGATGATATTGACTTCGGAGATGTAGATACATCTTCAAAGGAAAGTGTTGATTCCGATAAAGTAAAAGAACTACTTGATACGTTGGACTAAAAAGCTAATTAATAACATGAGGGGGAGGGCAACCTCCCTCTTTTTTAAAATTATGGACCCAGAAATTGCAAAAGCTATACATAGCTTAAACGCTCAGTCGCACGATTTAAATAAACATATCGTACAGAAGAGTGCTACTATGCAGGATGTTCCGATGGATCAGACTGTTTATGAAGAAGCAGAAAAAGCTAGACAACGTATTGCAGAGAGACGAAACCCACAGCAAGTAGTACAACAAGTCCAGCAACCAGTACAACCACAGCATGTACCTCAGCCTACTCCACAACCAGTACAGCAGATCGTACAACAAGACTTGACCCCTCTTATAGATAGAATTACAGCTGTTGAGAAACAGGTCACTAAATTTGTTAATCTAATTGAAAGAAACGTTGCAAAGAACGCAAAAGAGATTAATATAAGAATCAAATTAAACGAAAATAATGATTCTACCGATTCAAAATAGAGATAACTTCATAAAAAGTTTCCTCAACCCTATTTCAAGACTAGCTCCTAATTGTACTCTTACTGTACAAGATAAACCAGCTGCAACTCACGATTGCGGTGGATATCAAATGTCTGGACAACCAGATGCCGTTACAGAAGAAATGTCTACAGTAGTACATAATAACTCTAATATCTTTTTAAAAGCGAGTTATCAAATGAAAAGAGGGTCTTCTGATGGGTGTACTTTGTGTTTACCTGATACAATTAAATTAATTAAAATTTTATCCTGTCTTGAAGAAGAAGATTTTAACTTAGAATACAAAGAGAATTGTATTACTTACAATAACGGCAAAGGCAGTAAGTTTAAATATCACTTGTTTGATGATAGTTTAGCTCTAAAGAGTCCGTTTGATTTTGATAGAATAAAACAAATAGAAAACTGGTCTCACTTTACCTTAACAAGAGAGAAGAATAATTCTATACTCAAGGCTTTACCGTTTGTAACTGAGAATAGCAAAATATATCTTACTAATGAAGATGAAAAGGTATCTGCTGAACTAACAGATAAAAAATTACAAAATGTAGATAGTTATACAGCTCTAATAGGAGAAGATTTTGTTGGAGATAGTATTCCAGGGGAATTGATACTTGATGTAGAGTTATTTAGACTTATATCTACATTGAATTTTGAGGAATGTAAAGTATATATTAATAACGAGTTTAAAATGCTTAAGCTCGATATTGTAATAGATAACTGTAATCTAACTTTTGTAAGCACGAGTTTCAAGAATTAATGAAAAAGAATAAAGTTACAACTTGTGGTTACTTTATCAAAAGGTTAAGGGATAACGGTTATATTGTAAATAGAATTTATAACGATTATTGTCCATCTGACCCTCGTAGATGGACAATAATGATTGACCCGAAACACTCCGCACTATACATTACTTGTTATATGAATAAAGATTGGTATGGTGATTTAATATTCGAATTACACAACGGTAATCAATTTAAAAATCTTCAATTAAAAACAGATAGTATGGAAGTTATTATTACTAAACTTCACGAAAAAAACATACTCCCATAGATTAGTGAATAAAAAAAATACAAACCAAAAAAACTTTGATAGCTTGTTAAAATCAAGCATTAGTGCAGCAGAATCAACAGAAAATAATCAACAAGATCTTTCAGTTATGAATGATTATCTTTCTGAGTTTCTCAAAAGCTTTGTCCTTTTAGGTTATGATACTAAAGGAGAAAGCGTAGTTATAATCGCTGGTAAATCTGCTCAAGATTATGATGCCATTGAAACTCTCTTGAGAAGAGTAGGTAATATAGACTTTTTCGATACAACACAAGAACAAAAAAATAATCCAGATAGCAATGAGTAAGTTAATTGTAATCGGTGACGGCTACATTGGGAGAAAAATTAAAAAACAACTCTCCTCTCGAGTAGATGAATTAGTAATATTAAACGGTCTTAGTTATGAGAATCCTGAAAAGCTTCTAGAAGAGTTTAACTCTATAGTAGGACCAGAAATTAGATACGCATCAGGAACAGGCTTTAAAGATCCAATGGATAGGCCGTGGGTTGTAAACTGTGTAGGTTATACTGGTAAGCCAAATGTTGATGCATGTGAAGATGAAAAGGAAAAGTGTTGGCAACTTAACGTAACATTTCCAACGTTGTTAGCAAGCTTCTGCTTAAAACAAAACACAAAACTCATTAATGTTAGTTCTGGTTGTATTTACGACGGGGCTAATCCATACGATGAAGAAGACTGGCCTGACTTCGGTCTAGATTGTGAAAACAGTAGTTGGTATAGTCGTACAAAACATGCAGCAGAACTTAGTCTTAACGCTTTTCCTAACGTGTATACCTTAAGAGTACGTATGCCCATATGTAACGACTTTAACTCAGGTAAAAACTATCTGACAAAGATTCTCAAGTATAATAATTTGTTAGAAGAGACAAACTCAAAAACAATTATTGAGGACTTAATTAACGTAATTCATAAGATTACAAATATAGAAGATATACCTGCAGGAGCTTACAATTGTGTAAATCCTGATCCGTTGAGCACTAAAGAAGTAACTCAACTATTAGATAAAGCTGGTATGTGGAACCCACATTGGAAGTTTATTGACTATAACGAACTCAAAAAGCACATTAAAGCAAATAGATCAAACTGTAAACTCTCTACAGAGAAGAGTAGATTGTACAATATTGAAATGCCTTCGGAAAGAGAGTCTTTAGAGCGAATTTTACTCAATGAAGAATAAACACATTCTAGTAACAGGTGGGTTAGGGTTTATTGGAAGCCACTTTGTTGAACTGCTACACGAAAAGTGCACAAACTGCAAAATTACAATTGTAGATAGTTACAATTATAGTGTATCAGAAAAAACAGAAAACTTATTATGGGATCTTTATTTAGATAAGAAAAATAAATTAGAAATAGCCTATAAGTCTATACACGAGTATAATGACGTTGGTGTGTATGATTATGTGATTAATTTTGCAGCAGAGTCCCATGTTGATAATAGTATCGAAAATGGAGACCCGTTTATTCAATCTAATGTAGTTGGTGTTTATAATTTACTTAACCAACTTAGAGAAGGGCAACGTTTTATTCAAATTGGTACAGACGAAGTATATGGTAGTTTACAATTAACCAGTTCTCCTAGCGAAGAAGGCGATCTTTTGAAACCATCATCTGTCTACTCCTCTACAAAAGCGGCCGCTGATCTTATTGCTCTTTCCTATTATCATACATATAAGCGAGATATTATCGTTACGAGATGTACTAATAATTTCGGCCCTAGACAATATCCAGAAAAGTTAATACCGGTTGTAGTAAAAAATGCTTTAGCAGATGCATACGTACCAGTTTATGGTACTGGAGAAAACGTCCGACAATGGATATATGTAAAGGATCATTGCGAGAAAATCTTTAATGTTCTAAAGTATGGCA